CAAACATGCACCGATATACACATCATCGAATTCCTGGCTTTCGCTGCTAATTCGATGATCGCTTTCTTCTTTAATAAGTGCAATGCCCAATAGTTCGGCAGCTACTTCCATTTCGCCGCGCTTCTGCGCCTCGTCCATAAGGCGCAATTTTGTGAGTCTGGGCGGGTCAAGCAAGAAGCCTATTACCGGGTCTGTCTGCGTTACTGTATCGCCTTCGCGATAGAAAATAACTGGGTATATCTTTCCGCCACCACGAGTTTGGCTTATTCGGGCAGCTTTTTCATCTGCCGCCTGTACTGCTAATTGATGTGGTGTTAGTGTGGGTGTTTGTTGTGTATCCATGATTAACGATCTATTTTACCAATGATTAAAGGTATTGTCACCAGGAGTTTAGTATCCCCCTGGCTGGCTTCCAATGGGTCTTCCAGGAATTCCACTGCTCGCAATATGTCCCGATCTGGTAGTAACCTTGTGCCGCCGAAAACAACCGGGATATCAAACCAAGGTATAAGGGTCGGGTCGCGGTCTGGGCTGGCAGCTATAATTCGCTTCCATTCGTCTGTATATAATTCAATACTCCCCTCGTATTCCTTGTTGCCATAGCCGCGGCTTATTGGTTCTTGGCCCCAGCCATAGTTATTTTCTTTCTTTTGGGTGCGCTTGTAACTGATTTTAGTTATGCCAATAACGGGCACACCGAAAAGTGTCAGGGTAACACTTCCCCAGCTATAGTTCACTCCATTTATAAGTAATACGCCCATGTTGTTACGAGATTGAAATGTTAAATCCTATATTTACCTGTATGTTACGGGCTACGCCAACCGGTACGATGCTAATTGACACAACCAGCAACCCAGTACTGAGCACATTTTGAGTTGAATCGATCGTTACGCTAGCGGAGCTAATTTCGCCAGCCCGTTGCATATCGAACAGGCTGGCTTCTGCCAATGTCTTAAAGTATTCGATCGATGTATCTTTAAGGGTGCCATCCGTGTTAAGTACAATAGGCGCAGCCAATGACGGCACCATGTTGCTGTACACTCCGCGTGTGGCTTTCTGTATGGTGCGATTATTCTCTATATAAGCATAATCGCTTTGTATGGTAATAGCCGTACGGCTTTCGTTATTATACGATCCGGCCACGCCCACAAAAGTACGTAAGAAATTGTACCCTTTATTCTGGATGGCGGTTAACAGATTTTCGCTTATGGTCGAATCCGTTAATTTAACTCCATTCGCAAACGCTGGCATGTCTAATTCCGTCCCATCGCTCATATTAAACTTAGCCACCCAGGCAATATCCTCATTGACATTAGCCAGTGCAATAGCCCCCAGCACCGCACCCATATCGGTAATAGATTTACCGTAGGTGATATACAGGAAGGCTCCCAGCGCCGTACCATCCTGGCCAATAGCCGGGAGTACAAGGTTTGCCGAAAGTATTGAAAGATCGGACAATGTGCTAATGTCGGCGGTTCCACTTATGTCGGCAGCATACACACCAACTAATGGCCTATGTGCCGCGAATTGGGCATTTAGGGCCGTATTCAGCGCCGTTATATCTGCGCTAGCAAATGCTGCCCCGTCTTTATATACAGCCAACTGGCGTATTTTGCCGCTACTGGCGGTTACCAGAGCCGCTACTTCGGCGGTAAATGTATACGATCCTGGTACAGCATTGAAACCTACCCAAAGGAAGCCCTGGGGCTGTATGCGGAAGAATTCGCTAATATGGTAATGCCACACAGCTTGTAGGCTAGCTACGCCACCGGTATATTGTGTTACCGTTATTGCCAGGGTAGCGCCTGCACTTAATGCGGTTACCAGACGGGAGCCGGTATTGAGGTATATGCCATATTTTTTTGGCGCAGTAATAGCCACGGAACCGGTAGTATTAACTGCGGTAAAACCATGGTTAATGGTGCCGGTATTTATTATGGCTGCAATAGCTGCGCCCACGGCTGTAACCGTGGCATCACCTACTACTTTGGTGTAAGTACCGAAAACAATGGTGCCGCTGGGCGTAACGGTGCTTATCGTAATGGTATCGCCATTGGTGCCCGGTGCTGTTACCAATACAGTGCCAACGGCAGCAGTAGCATCGCTATAATCGGCCAATATACCGGCGGCTTCTGCGTCCTGCACGCTAAACAATTGCTTGTTCCTGGCGGTGGTTGTCCATCCGCTGGGCAGCTTATTATCGGCGCAGAAAAACAGCATGCCGCTTATGTAATCCTCCCCAGGCAAAGGGCGGCCTAAACCACCCTGCCCAAGTACAAAAGTTATGTTATTAAGTCCCATTTATAAAGGGGTTTTTAAAATTCCAGGCCATCATTTTGTTTAGCCGCAACCGGTTCACCAATAGCCACTTCGGTTTCTACCTTTTCCACTCCTTCGCCTACATAGTATTTCTTAAATCCTGGGCGTGGGTGGTAATGGTATTGGCCGATGCTATTAATCCACGCATATCTAACGTGTGGCGCACTCATTTGTATGGCCTCGATGGCTAACTCCACCTTAGTGGGTTCCTTTTTCGCATCTTCTACCGATTGTAATGTATCTTTTGCCATGTGTATGGTTTGTTATTGATTAACTAATTAAGCTGCGATTGCCCTGCCAGTTTCCACCCAGCTAACTCCATCGAAGCAGAAGGTAACAGATGCTTGCTTGCTAATCGGGATAACTATGGTAGTAGCCGAGCCGCTTAACCCGGTGCTAAGGGTTACGGTTCTCTGTGTACCATCTGCGGTAAACAGCAGAAGAAGTTCATCGCCTATTAACGGGCGAGTCGTCTCTGCCGTAACGCTCAATGCACCGGTAAGTGTGGCAAACTTAACAAAAGTTTTAGCCGCGCTCAACTTTAGCGCTATGCTGGCAGCATAGACCGGAGCCTGATATTCGTTAGTAACCACTCTGCCGGTGTTATCCTCGTTCCTGGCAGTTACTAACGTGTAACGTGGTGTTGTTGACATTATAAAAAGTTTATTTTTTTTGATTACGCGGTCAGTTTAGTATAGAGCACCACCTGATCAGGAAAACCAGTTTGGGTGTCCACTTTAAACAACCCTTTTATGAAGAATATTTCGCTATTATTCTGCGTACGGGCAATCTGCAATTGTTCGTCGGTTACACTATTCATGCCGATCCACAGATTAGAATCATTGCTCGGATTTGCCACACATACAACAATAGTGTTATCTGGTACGCCTGCACATGGTACAACTTCATACCCTTTGTAACGGTTTATTCCACGTTCAGTGGTATCGTTGTTCTTGAACGTAGTAAACGTTGTGTACGCTTCTTCTAAAACCTGCTGCAAAGGTATACCTATGATAAACTTCAACCCTTCAACACCATACCTGCCTACCAACGCAGGTGGCACCAATTTATAGGCCCTGTTCATTGCATCCAGGATATTTTCCTGGCCACCAGCAGCAGTTCCGCTAACCAACGTGGCTGGGCTAGATACGAGCAGCGTAGTAGCATCATCTAATAGCTTTTTGATCAACCCGTCATAGTAAAAGTAGAGTGCATCGCCGGCTGCTGCGCCCTTAGTGGTAGGATCTACATTAGCACCATCGGGCGCATATTGGATACGGCCACGCCATGTATGGTATTCGAAGAATTCGTTAAGGCGCTTCATGGTGATCAACATCATGAAGGTTTCGGCAGTCTGTGGCAACTCTCTGGCTAGCAGACTCGGGCTAAGTTGTTCGGCATACCAATGCGATTCATAATCGCGTGGATTGAATTCCATGTATAACATAGAATCCAGTGGGTTAATTGCCTTCCCATCAACGCTAATAGTTCCCTTGCTTACCGGGGTAGCTGCCCGGCGTTGCATAAAACCAGAGACTTCTATGCGTGGTATGGTGAATTGTTTCTTGATGCCATCCTCCACATGGGCGCAACCTTTTTGTACAGTATCCGCGCCTACTACGGCGCGGGTAAGCATAAAGGCGGCGGATTTACCGGCATATGTTTGATCTGTGATTACTAATGCTTCAGGCATATTCTATAAAGTTGAAAATGTTGTTAATTACTTAGTTTTTCTCTTGCTTTTTAAGGCGGTTCAAGATAGCGCCCATTTCGACGGCCACCGCATTGTCCAACGAACTGGCACCGGTGCCACCACCAGTTGCTTCGATAGTAATCTTATTGCTAACCTTATTTACGGCGAGGCCATCTATAAGGTCTTTGGTGCCATCGAAATCGGTAGTAGCCTTTTCCAGCCACTTAGCTTTCGCATCAATTTCGTTCTTAATAACCCCCAGCTTAACGGCGGCTTCTATTAGCGCGGTAGCCTGCACCTTGTTGGCGGCTTTTTCA